TTAGAATCCCCACACCATATTCCCAACGTCCATATTGAGATCAGTGCCTTTGTCCGTTTTTGCTTGGTCTACTGACACGGGCTTATCAGATTTAATCGTCAGTGATACTTCAGACTTGCTCTTCATTGTTTGTGGGGCCAGTGGTTGATAAGGTCGGTATTGATTTTGGGCGGTAAGTCCTCCGGCTTGATATCCCGTGTAACCTTGTTGTTCCGTTCGGTTATAGGTCTCATTAGTCGTGATACCTAACTTGATGTTCTTGTCCTTGATCTTGTTAAGTTTTCCTGCCAATTTATCTACTTGTTCGCCAGCTTCTTCGGTTTGCAACTTCCAACCTTCAGGTATTAAAGCATCTGGCAGCTTGTTAATGAGCTTTTTAAACTCATCCCATAGCCAGCGAATTTTCTCGTCTACCCAAGCTATCACTTTGTCTAACCCAATGAACTTATCAACTAGATAGGTAATGGCAACAACCGCCGCCATAACTGCTGCGACAATTAATCCAATTGGGTTACCCAAGATCACCGCGTTTAACGCAATCAATGCAGCTTTAAATAAAGCCACTGCTGCAACAATTTCGCGGAAGTATTGAGAAACGAAAATCACGCCTTTACCCAGAAAGACAAGCCCATTGTAGAGGCCTTTAACCGCTTGAGTGACTTTGGTGATGGTTCCATCTCGCCATTTTGCATTCTTGAATTTAGTTGTGAATTCACCGAAGGCTTGAGTCGCTTTCTCCATGATAGGAGCAAGAGCTGCATACTTAATTGATTTAATACTTTCTTGAATACGTTGCAAAGCATCGTTGTAGGCTTCTGCTTTTGCTGCATCTTCCGCTTTTGCACCGCCTCCCAAATCTGCCAACTCTTTTCGTGATCTCGCTAAGCCGTCTGTACCTTCTCGAAGAAGCAAGAGCATTTGGCGACCGTCCTGACCAAAGGCAGCGTCAGCGAATGCCATTTGTTCTTGAGCGGTTTTAAGTTTCGAAAATGATGTTAAGAGTGCTTCATAAGCCTCTTGGGTATTTTCTGCTCCGTCTAAGTTCTTGAATGCAGAATTACCACTCTTTTTGAGGTAAGAGCCCAGAGCGCCACTTCCCGTTTGTTGTAGGACGCCTAGACGTTTAGTAAAGCGTGTTAAGGCCGATGACATTGTATCTTCGTCAACACCTGCATGCGAAGCTTGTTTGCGCATGGCTTGCAGCTCACTAATGGATATTTTCAGAGTGGCAGATTTTTTCGCAAGAGCGTCCATTTCTGCTGCTGTACTGTTCACCTCAGTTACTAGGCCAGCAATACTCAAACCACCTAGCAAAGCGGCTCCTTTACCTGCTACAGCTCCACCGACTTTAGGTAGCTTTATTTTTCCATTGAGTTTTTGCATCGGTTTCATGATGCCTTGTAGCTTCGAGTACTTCTTTTGTAGTGAGGTAATCTCTTTGCCATGTTCCTTGTAACTCTTATTCAAGCGTTCATATTCGCTATCGAGCTTGTACACGGAAACACCGGATTTTTTGAGGCTTTTACGTAAGCTCATTAATCCTGTTTGATATTGCTTTTGTTCAGTATTGAGTTTGTTCAACTTTTCTTGCTGCTTGGCGATTTTCGCAGTAAGGGCGGCACTCGGGGCCTGAAGCTGTTTCGCTTTCTTTTGCAGTTTATCTAACTGCTCTTGTTCTGCTTTCAGAGCGAGTATATTTTTCTGCTTGGCCTTCTTAATGTCGTTAAAGCGATCAATCATAGCCATAGCGCTAGAGTCGTCTGCCTGAGCTTTTTGTACCTTCCTGATTTGCTTTGCATAGCGATCAGATTCGCTGCTCATACCTTTTAGGATAGGCTTGGTCTTATCTTTCATGCCCATCACGATAGAGAGATTCATCTTCATAGATATCTTTCCTAAAATAAAAAAAGAGAGCTTATTCGCTCTCTTCTTCAGTTCTTTGTCGTGCTTTCTCGCGGAACAACAATAGGTCTGCGTAGCTGAGTCTATCTATTTCGCTTGGTTGCCAGTGAAACACTGCTGCAATGTCAGCGTAATAGTCTTCTACGTGCTCTATTACAGTTCCGTATTGACGAAAAAAGAGGCGATAGTCGTCAAAATTGGCGCCCAGTTCTCAACAGGCATATTCATAGCATCGCGCTCATTGAGATTAGAAATTCTAGGTAACAGTACTTCACCTGCTTCAAATCTCATCTCACATACGTCAACGAGACTGAGTCCGCGAAGGTTGCCTGAGTCCGGTTTACGCAGATCTAGCTTTTTAATCTCTACACCATCTTTTTCAATTGGAGTAGGGAGGTCAACGGGCTTCACTGTAGCTTTGTTCTTAGTTGGGACTGTCATAGCCTAGCTCCTCTTTTAATTCGTTTAGCTTGGTCTTGCGACCACCCTTGCGTGGGTCAAGCTTCATTACCTGCTCAAATAGGTCATGAGCTTCTTTTTTCTCGCCAGCGTCAAAATGCCAATCACCGGCCAGACGGAACATTTTCACTTTTAGTGGCGCATTGGTTGCCAGTTGTCCAGAGCGAAGGTCTTTAACAGCATTGATTAAGTACTCTCGCTTAAACTCTTCTTTCTTCTGAACAGCTTTGTGTGAGTATGTGAAAACAAGATCACAAAATGCTGTATGTCCATTAGTTCGCCATGTCATAGGAGGCTCTAAACCACCTTCGATAGCCAAGCGGAAATCATCATAGACTTCTTCAAATCGACTTAAATCAACTTGCCACAAGTAGAACCACCACATTACTTCAAGGTTGGCATAGTTGCCTTCGTGGGTTTCAAGCAGCTTTTCTACCAATGGGCGATATTTCTTTACCAGCTCTTCTTTGTAAGGGTCTTTCTCCTTGGAGCCTGACAAGCTTTTTAAGAAGCCTAAGTCGTTCTTCAAGGCCGTTTGAGTTTCTTCCCAAGGCTTATCAACAAAAGCAGGGCGAGTAGAAGTGCTCGCCTCTGGTTGCTGAGTTTGCTTTGGTTGTTGCTGTGTTACTGGTAACTGGTGCTTTCTCTTCATGAGGATAGATAGCATGGGGTTACTCCTTACTGTGGTATCAGCTCAGTGCCGTTAAGTAAGATTTCAAGCTGACCGTCTTTCACATTTAGAGTTAGAGGATCAACCGTCCATGCATCTTTCAAGGTGTAGGTCTTGCCACTGTTGGTTTCCAAGGTGACATTCTCACCTACGAAGTTTGCGATCGCTTCCTCATCTGTAGTTTTAGCGTGAACGATGGTTGCCTTGATAAATGGCGCATCAGAGTACACTTCGGTAAAACCTAATGGACCATCATCACCCATGACCGTTTCACGCTTTAGGTTACCAAAGCCAATTTCAGCACCTTCCTTTAGTGGTAGGCGACCTAACGAACCAGCGTTAAGGACCGCACGGCTAGTAATTTTCGTTGACATGAGTTACTTCCTAAATTGAACCTTACCTGAGGTAATGATTAAACCATTCACGAACTGTGGAGAATCTTGGTAGTTCGCACGTTGTTTGTTGGTATCGTCTAGTTCAACGATGAGCGACTTTTTGTAGCCGTCAAAGTCCTGAACAATACCGTTGTATTCCAACTCTCGATACAAGGCGAGCAGCTCTGTTTTGAGCATACTTGGTGTCACGATGGCCTGACCGCGAGCAAACTTAGTTCCATTTTTCGCCAGTTTGTGTCGAGCGTATTTGCTGAGAATGCGCGAGCGTTGCTTCTGACGGAAATACATCGCCGTGGCAGGCGTCATCACATCGAGATAGCTGTTATCTGCAATACCAGCGGCGTTTTCTGTGTAAGCAGTAATAGGGCGCTCAACCATCACTTCTTTTGCTGAGCTGACGGTGAAGGTACTAATACCCTCGAATAGCAACATATTGCGCTCTGCAAACGTCCATTCACTTGCAGCCTTTGAGTAAACGCCACTAAGCTTCAAAGTTTGTAAAGGTCGGCAAGGGTCAGTAGCAAGCGAAGGCGCAATTTGACCAACCCAAGCACCAATTGCAGCTGCATCACTGAGATCATTGGTTGCTGAATCACAAAATTGATTGATAGGCATGAAGCTAATCAACGGGCAATTACTCACAGGGGCAAAGGTGACTAGTTCTGCGTGTGTGCCTTTTTTCGGAATGTAAGCTAAACCGGGGATCTGGTTCATTGCGTCATAACGTTCTTCAAGCAACTCACCCAACTCTCGAATGGTTGTTTCATCATTGAGTGAGCACATGATGTGGTTATATTGAACATCCCCCAAAGCGGCTAGAGCACTGGTGATATCACCAGCGTCAACACTGACTGCGAAGATAGGCATAACTTCATCTTGTTTGCGGAAGTGCTCCACCATTTCCACAATTTCAGAGGTTGCACCATCTTTCCCGAAGTTCTCTGCTGCAATGGTTTCGTCCATACACAAAGTCACGGTATTTGGCCCAATTTTGGCACCTGCAATCGCATTACCAATGGCTAAGATGATTTGTTGTTCTTCTGCACTGTTCGCTAGGCTATTATCTATCTCGATAAAACAACCTGGTACGCGAATATTGCTAGGAACTTCGTTGAAGCTAATACTCATTATTTAGCATCCTTCTTGGTGGTCGTTTGTTTTGTCGAAGTGTCAACAACCGTGCAGTCACCATCGTTGACACGACGTAGCCAATAGGTGTTACGAGGTTTGCTTTCACCTGTAGCTTTTAGGGGTTCAAGCGTTTTAGGGTCTTTTACAGTGACGCCTTTTTTGGGCTTGATTGTGAATGTTGGTACTTTGTTTTTTTCCATTACGCTGCATCCTCTAGTGCAAAGTATTCCGCTGCCATTGCTAGTAGCTCTCGCTCTAGAGTTGGCGTCCAACCAATGAAGGTACGCTTTGGCATTGTGTAATTTCGTTTAGTCAGTGTGCCGCCTTTCCATCGACCAACCTTGCTATCAAAAAAGCCGTTTACTCTAGTAGTAAATGACACCTGTGAACCTTCGTTGTGCTCGCGTCCGATATCGCCAGCCACACCTTTAATCCCGACTTCAAAATTGTCTTCAGTCACAATGGTTCGCATTGAGCGACCAAACCCTAACAACATGTTTTTGTTGTTGGCGGTATGTGCGCCTTCTAGACCTTCCCGAATTTTGACTTTCTTCCTTCGCGTTCGGCTTTGGTATGGGTTGTTATCAATATCTCGCTGAGTTCTTATTTGGGCTCGAAAGAATTGCCGTGCACGATTCGCCATTCTTCTATTCAGGTCGAATTTTTCAGACGCAGTAAGCACTAAGCTCTCGACAACTTGAGTTAATTGTTCGGGCGTTTTTAGTGTGAGTTCTGACATGGCAAGTCATTCTCGTGACCAACAAAGTGAACCAGTTCACCTAACTCATCTTCATCAACTGCGGCTTCAAACTGGTTGTCACATCGGTATAGTTCACCGGCTTGTTTCCAATCGCCTTGTTCATCTTCGATCAGGTTGTATTCTTCTCGAATATCGAGCTTTAGTTTTATGTCGTAACGTCCTTTGTCTAGACGCTCGACAGCAAATGTCGGCATGGCTAAACCTTTCTCGCTTCGGTGTTGGTCATACTTGTTTAACCAACTGACAATATGCATAAACAGATTGTCCGGATTGAGCTTGGCATTTTGCACAAAGACAATGGCGGTATACTCGACTTCAAAACCGTCAATTTCATCGCCTTGAGTGCAAAAAATAGCGCCGTCTTCAGCCCATGAATCAAAGCCTTTGGCATCAACAATATGCGTCTTGAAAAGGTCTGTTAGGTTTTGTAAAGCTTTCATCACACCCTCTCAAAGCGGTAGGTTTCTTCACCATGAATGAGCATGTCTACCGCTTGGCGGTACTGGACTTCACATTCTTCTTTCTTGTCTGTTAGGGCCTCTTGCCTTTCTGCCGCGTCTTTGGTGGCATCACCGCTCATTTGGGTGCTGATTAGCTGTGCGGCGGTAAGCGCAAACACGGCTTGTTTGTAGAGCGTCTCGCCTGACTCTTCATCGTCAAACCGTGCTTGCGACAACTCGGCTAAGTTAGCAAAAGGTTCTAAGGTGTCTTTTAGCTCTGAATGAACTTTCACACGCGATACTTTTGCGTGGTGCAGAATGCCTGCCTCTGTCTCATTACTTTGGAAATGGAACAGAGACTGAAACTCTGAAATTCTTAGCGCTGGATACTTGCCAGAAGCAGGTAGCTCAGAGTCGTATATCTCGTTTTTGTTTCCGACATACTCAGCCATGAAACAACCTTATTCAGTGGGTTAGGGGATGCAGGCAACACTCGCGATTATCATTAAGTACATAAGCACACATGAAGCAGCGAGAGAGCCTGCATTTGTGGGGTGTTAATTAATTAGTGCCAAGCGCCTTTGATCCAGAGTTTCACATTCTTGAATTCCATTGCAGCGGCCTTGCCTTTTTCTTCAAGAACGTAAGCCATGTTCATTGACTCAAAGTTCTCGATCTGGTCTTTCTCATCGTTCTTTTTGCCTGTAGAACGGCGTACAGAACCTTCTTGAATGTAGATAGACAAGTTGTCGTAGCTAGTGACCATGATGCCTGTCGAAGGGAAGCCCGGTACTTTTACCGCAGGTAGGCCACCATAAGTGCCGATAACCTGCATCTCTTGAATTTTGCCTTTCTCACTAGGCGTGTTGCCGTGTGCTTCGTAGAATTTGGCCTTATCGTAAGCAAGCAAATCAGAGCCGATAATTGCGACTAGGTTTTCATCGTTCTCACACGCATCGTGTAGAAGGTTCTTGGTTTCAAGTACGGCTAGATCTAAGTTGATAAAATCGCCTTTCTCTTTACCAGCAGAACCATCACCACCTTCACCGATACGAATCTCATTTGAACCATCAACAACTTCAGAAATCAGACGCTCTGAATTGTGGTCGCGCATTGCTTGATACCAGCCTTTGTTTACATCTTCACCATTAGGGTTGGCGTTTGCATCGGTATTGGCGGCTACTGTTTCGCCATACCAACCGATAGTAATTTTGTTGGCATCAATCTGCTCTCGGGTTGCTTTACTTAGCAGTGTGTTGAAGTTTTTATGATGCGCCCATGCGTCAAGCTTTGCGTAGCGAACCGCAGTGTCGAAGTTGGTTTGTTCACACATGTAAGGCATTGCCCCCATGTTTGAGTGATCTTTAGGTGTACGCTTACCTTCGCCAGAAGTATCGGTGCGGCTGGCGATCATGCCTGTAACACCAAGGCCAATTGACTCACCTTTCTGATTTTTCACTGAGATGACGTTAATTTTCTTCAAGAACCAGTTACTTTCTCGAATGGCTGCGATTATTTTTTGTGTACCACTTGGGCTCACATTAAATTTCTCTGTTGCGTCATCAGTGTCGTTTTGTGCTGCTACCGCTTTAACGTAAGCGCTAAGCTTTTCTTTGGTATGTTTTTGCATGGTGTTACCTAAATCAATTTGTTGTTGGTTTGGATAGAATCAGTGCTTACAAGTACACGTCTTCTTCGCCGCCTGAACCTGCTGGGTTGCGTTCATCTTCATCAGTCAGTTTGCTTAACTTCTCAAGTTGACCGGATAGCTTTTCTACTTGACCAGAAAGCTCGGTTACTTGACCTTTAAGTTCGGTGACTTCGCCGCCTTCTTCTGGCGGTGTTTCTTCTTCACCATCTTGTTTGCTTTGAGCTGATAGGCAGGTAATCAGCTGACCAATTTGTCCGCTAAGTTGTTGGTTCTGCTCAATGCTTTTCTCAAGTAGCTCTTCGGTTTTTTTAGACATTTCTTCCGGTTCCTCTAGGTTAGAAAGCTGCTCTTCGTGTCCATCAGGTGTGCTTTTGAGCAGGTTTAAAAATTTCGTTAATAGAGAGCGCTCTGATTGTGTCTCGCTATCTTGAGACAGTTTTTCGATATGGTTGAGTACTTGGCCTGTTGATACCTGTACGGCATCTTTTTCACTTGGTTGAGCGGAAAGGTGTACTTGCGTTGTCCCTAGTGATGCAGGTTTATCAGTGAAGGCGAGGCCTGTTAGATATGCTTTACCAGTGTTCGCAAAGTCTTCTAGGTACTCACATGACGTATGCAGTAGCTGACCGTTTTCGATGTTTCTTAGTAAGAAAGAATTAGGCTTAATTTCTGCCCAAAGCTCATCATCGCGTTTTTCGACAGACAAAACAGAACCGCCTTTCCAGCTCCATTCAGAGTGGTCTTCATTGATTCGAGCTGTGTACTTTTTCGGGTCGTACGTTTCCGCAATGTCATCAATGACCTTTTGTGGAATGTCTCGCCCGTCAATAGTGGGGCCAGCTTTCAAAATGCAAATTGGCTCTGACTTGAACATCATTTCTCTCCTAAATTCGATGATTCCAATCTAACCAATGCCTTTGTCTTTTTGTATTTGTGCTGTTTCTAAATGGTGAATATAGAAAGCGCACAAGCTGAGTAATTCAGGGGGCTATAGCACTATGCAAGCATGGATACGAATGTTATTAGCGAAGCGCTATACACCACAGACCAAACGAAAGCTTTGGAATTGTTTTTGCGCCAACGAAAGCCGCCTGAAATTGCGGATCAAGTTGGTGTGGCTACTCGCACCGTTCAGAAATGGATAACTCAGTTTGATTGGAAAAAGCTGAGGGATGATGCACCCGTTGAATTAATGCTAAGGCAGCGTATTGCCTACTTGATGTGGGTTGACCATAAACTCGAATGCCAAGAACGCGAGCTGAAGATGCTGCTAGAGCAGCACTATAAAAACCAGAAGTCAGAAGAACGCTCTCGACCAGCGAGTTCTAGCGGTGGTGAGAATAAGCGAGGACGTAAATCAAATAAGGTTAAAAATGATATTTCCGGTATCACGAAAGAGATGCTGGATGAATACCGTGAAAAAACCTTCTTTGGTTACCAGAAAGAGATTCATGAGCACAAGCAAAACGATGAGATCAACGAGATTCGCTTTTATCTTAAATCTCGCCAGATTGGTTTGTCGTTCTATTTTGCATGGGAAGCCTTTGAAGATGCAGTGCTTAGCGGAGATAACCAGGTGTTTATTTCTGCGTCCAAGAAACAGGCATACATCTTTAAAAATTACATTCGCAAGTTTGCCCTAGAGCTTGCTGGCATTGATTTAAAAGGTAAAGACGACATTGAATTAAGCAATGGCGCCAACCTTATTTTCTGTTCAACCAATGTTTCATCTTCTCAGGGCTTTAACGGTCACATGTATTGGGATGAGGTTTTCTGGATTCCTCGCTTTGGAGCACTTGATGACTATGCAGGTGGTATGTCGATTCAGGCTCAGTACCGTACAACCTACATATCAACCCCTTCTACTATGGCGCATGAGGCTTACCCGAAATGGTCTGGTAAGAAAGAAGACAATATTGACCTAAGCCATAAAGCACTGAAAGACGGTGCGCTTGGCCCCGACTACATCTTCCGTCAAATGATCACGGTTGATGATGCCATTGCCAAAGGCGGTGACAAGCTCTTCAACATGGAGAAGCTTAAGCGTAAGTATCCGGTTAAAGAGGTGTTCGACAACCTGCTTCGCTGTAAATTCTTGGATGATAGCGCCTCGTTCTTTGCGCTCAAGGCGTTGTTGGCTTGCAAGACGGATACTGACCTTTGGCAGGACGTAGACCACGATAAAGCGAGACCAGTTGGTAATGAAGAGGTTTTGGTTGGTTATGATCCAAGAGGTGGCGGTACTGGTGAAGGTTCGGACGATGCAGGCTTAGTGGTTGCGCTAAAACCCAAAACTAAGGGCGGCGTATTTAGGGTTATTGAGAAACTTCGCTTGAAAGGTTCGAGTTATGAACAACAAGCTGAAACCATTCGAAGCATTACCGAAAAGTACAATGTGGTTTATTTAGCGATGGACACAGGCGGTGTGGGCTCGGCGGTAGCGGAGTTGGTACGTAAGTTTTACCCTGCTCTGGTTGAGTTGAACTATTCACCAGAGATGAAGCGCATGATGGCATATAAAGCGCGAGAGATTATCAATAATGGACGCTTCTTGTTTGATGATGATTGGGATGACCTAGTGCATTCCTTCTTGATGATTCGTCAGCAAACCACCGATAAAAGCGGACAAGTCACCTTTGTTTCCAATCGTAGCAAGATAGGTTCGCATGCTGATTTAGCATGGGCCTCAATGCACGTTCTAGCGTGGGAACCAATAGATGTTAATGCAGATAACGATACAAGCGTAACGTTCTTCTAAGAACTGGAGAGAGCAAGTGATTGAGATTGAATTTTCTAAACCTGTAAGTGTGATGAATAGCGATATTCTGAGCTATTTAGAAGTGGCGTTAATTGACGGCTTATATGAGCCGCCAATACCGCTTGATACTTTGGCTAAGGCCTTGCGCGTGAACCCCATGCATGCCAGCGCAATAGAATTCAAACGTAATACGTTGATTTTAGCTATTGCGTTGAGTGGGGTGTTATCTCGCCAAGATGCAAAGCGCTTTATTCAAGACTACTTAACGTTTGGTAATGGCTACCTGCAAGTTATACGCAGTTTCCGCGGGCTAGGTGAGCCTGTTAAGTTGAAGCACTTGCCCGCGCTTTATATGCGTAGGCGTGAAGACTTGGGCTGGACATACAAACCACGCGCTTACGATGACGAAGGGCGCATTGACTATAAGCATGGGCAAGTATTCCACTTGGGTGACTATGATATTGCTCAAGAGCTTTATGGCTTGCCAAGTCATGTGAGTGGCCTTACCTCAATCTGGCTAAATGAAGATGCAACTTTGTTTCGTCGTCAGTACTTCCGCAATGGTAACCATGCTGGTTACTTGCTGTATATGAATGAACCAACAATGACCGCCAAGCAGGAAGAAGAGATCAAGAAACAGCTTCAGGCTCAAGAAGGCATGGCATTCAAGAACCTGTTTGTTAATGCGAAAGGTAAAGATACCAAAGCACCGGAATTAAAAGCGATAGGGCAGGTTGAAGCGAAAGATGCGTTTAAGGATGTAAAGAACCAGACCATGACGGATGTATTAGCGCTTCATCGTGTCCCTATCGAGTTAATGAGTGTTCGCCGCGAGAGTATTACGTCACTCGATCTCAGTAAGGTGGATTGGTTGTTTCACAAGAATGAGCTTTTGCCGCTGATTGATATGATGCAAGAGTTGAATGAATTTACGGGGCAAGAGGTTATTACCCCGAATGAGTACATACGTTTGGATGTGGATTAGTATCGAGTATAGACAGATTCGTCTTTACTGCAGCAGGGATAGTGGTTTACTTGAGCCTTAGAAGAATTCACCAATTTCATCATTAAACACTTTCAAACCTGGGCTTAAAATTTTAGTGGTTTCTTTATCTGAAATGTATATGTCTATCGTATCTGTCATAAGAACTGTTCGCAAAGACTTTAATCCTGCAAATCCGGTCATGTCTATCCAGTGCCAACCTGTCCCTGAAAAGTTCAGCGTATTCAATCGTGTGGAGTTGCGAAATGGGATTGAAGAGAACTGACCAATGTTCTCACAACCAGTTATCGTTAATACTTCTAGGTTTTTTGCCATTTCAACTGAGAACTTTAGCTCGCACTCAAGTAGCCTGCTCAAACCTAGCCTTTTAAGTTTAAGGTGGTCTAAGTCAGCCAAGTCAAAATCAGTAACTGGACCATCAATGCACAGGTGGTGAATGCTTGCAGGTAGGAGGTCAAGAGATTGATGCATCAAAGGGATTTGAGGCTCAGGGTTTTTCGCCAAGCCAAACAGGCTTTTTACCGCAGTCCCCAATCTATGAGATATAGATTTATTGTTTTCACTAGCCACCTGTTCTTTTTCAATATCAAAAAAACGGATGGATAGTTTTTTTAGCTTTTGCAAACTCATGATTGACTGATGGGGATCACAATTGCAATTACAATAAACGACTAACTCTTCGATACTTGTGTTTTCTAATACCGAAAAATCTAAATCAATACGGGTCGCTAAATGTAGTGTTTTTAGATTCATACACTTTGCGATGTCATTGAGATGGTCTTGATTTAGGAGTGTAGTGGAAGAGAAAATGATTTCTTCAATATTTTCAACTTGCGATAAGTTCGAAAGATTAAGCAAAGAAAAGGTACTGCGAGCCTTAGCGTCTTCCTGGTACATTCTTAAAACGCGAGTTCTTTTTGTTATCAGTTTTTTATAATCGTTACCGTTAGAAAAGGTACCTGTGATGTAAGGCATTACATATCCCTGCTTGATTCATTCATATCAAAATACAAAAATTGATAATTGCTAAGAAGTGCAAGCTCTTTAGGTAAAAACCAACCTCTTTGCATGACTTTATATTGTGATTTAAAAGAGCCAAACATTACCTGCGAGCATTAAATTGGTCAATCAATTGAAATCAATTATGTCTAATTGAGTTCTTAAACTCACATTTGACCATTTATCCACTCTTGCAGAGCAAGCAACTGCCGTGCATTCTCTGCACAGGTTTCTAGATTAGCTACATCTTCAGCTAGAACTTCAGCGTCTCGCTCGTAACTTGTAACGGTTTGGGCGGCACCATCAGAGACGGTGGAGGGTTGCTGAATACCGATTGCTCGATTATGCGCTCGCACTGATTGGGCGCGGATGTGCATCCAGTCAGGATCGTTAACAACGCACTGCTTATCAATGTTCTGTTGAGCATACTTGATTACCTTTTTTTCTATCTCTCGAAACTCAATTCGAATATCTGGCTTTTGGTTCACGAGCTTTACGGCGAGCTGAAAAGCCTCGTTTTGTTTTTGCTCTACTTTGTCCCATAGGGCATTTTGCGCTTTTAGGGCTTTGACCTCAGTGGTAGTTACGCCGTAGTCATACGAAAAATAAGCGACACCACTAAGAGAGGCAGCAAAGGTAATGGCTTTAAACAGGGTTAGATACTTACTTAACATGGTCACTCTCCTTGCCAACCGTTTAGACAAACGCCTTGCTCTTTACTTCGGCGCTTAGGAATACCGGCACAGTTGCTTTTTTCTAGTCGGCAATCTTTACCATTCACAAAAACCCATCGCGGATACTCATTGCAAGCATCAGTACGATCACCTCGGTTAAATTTTTTCAGCAATGTAGAGCGAGCTAAGTTTCCTGCACCAAGGTTATAAACAAAGCTCACCATCATGTCGTACTCGCCTTGGTTTGGCTTTTGGGTGATACGCTTGTTAACGACACGTTCAGCGGCAGATACGCTTTCAACAAAGTTTTCAGCGGCTTCCTTTTCGGTAATATGTGTCTCCTTGGTCACGTCTTTGGTATGACCTAGGCCGACAGTCCAAACGTTCGCACTGCATTGGTAGGACTTAAGGCGGCAACCTTCCTCGTTAGCGATATGGCGTAAACCGTTTTCACTGACGCTTAGCTCTGAGTCGATAGTAAATACAATCGCAAGAACCGAAGTGACAGAGCACACCACCGCCTGAATTGCTTTGGTTTTTAGGCTCATGCTACGCCGTCCTCTTGTGAGTTCAGCTTGTCTAGCTTGGCTTGGTTAAGCTTAGTGGCAACAGCATAGTGGCGAATAGCCATGACACCCGAAACGATACCTACGAAGATTGCGATAAGCTGCGCTATGTCATTCACACCAAAGCTGATTAGGGTCGCACTAACAGACGTTAGAATTTTCTTTAATCCAGTAATGTCTAGCAAAGAAACAACTAACGTTTTTACCTCTGTTTGATTCATTGATTTTTCTCTCGTAACTAGTGATTAGCGCCCCACAAAACCAGTGTATAGCGCTGAGGTTTAAAGGGTACTTATGGCATTTCTAGTGCTGAGATATAGAAGTTTTGGAAGGCAGAAAAACAAACCCAGCGGCTAGGCTGGGTTTGGTGTTTAGTTGGTTGGCGCTTCTGGGTATGGGTTCTCTGCTTTGATTTTGTCTTCTAGCTCGTTGATGCGTTCATCGAGCATTTGTACTGCATCGGTTTTGCCTTGCCGCTGCTTACGTGCAAGCTCATTTTCTAATGGGTCGGTGAGTTGGGTATAAAGTGCTGAGCGAGTGGCGTCTACTTGAGCATAATCGTGAATGTATTTGTTGCTTAGGTTAGTTACCCAAGACTCATCAATCCATTCATCCCACTGCGTTGTTGGTTTTTGTATCGTGTATTCGTCTGTTATTAAATAAGTACCATCAAACACTTTCGACTCGTGGGTTTGCTTATTGTAAGCTGTCACTTCAACAGGCTTTAATTCAACAAGCCATTTCTGATTGTTTACATCATACTTGGCTTGTTCGGTGTCTTCGTCAAAAGCTGGTTTAGCTAACCATGTAGAAAACTGAGGCAATATATATTCATCATATCCGGCTACCTTATGGACTTTACTCTCACCCTGATAAATGAGAGTTTTGTAATCGTAGTGATACGCTGTTTTCATTACATCCATCCTCGGTGAATTTTGATTGAAAGGTTTGCGGTGTATGGGCGATTTTCATTGGCTGTAGGTACTACTCGACTTGCATCAAATCCAATACCATCACTATATTGTTCAGAATATTTTGGTGTTACTGCTGAAGCTGTATCTGGATTTTCTGCCTGTTTAAAAGCGCCAGTTGTCACCAACGAAATTCTACCTGCTACATCTTGGTATGCTACGTTTTTGAAGTCACCTACAATATTTCTAATCGCATCACCTTGTGTATCACCGTGATTAACACCACTAGGCGCCCCTCGAACAAAGTGACCAAGATGATGATTTGGTAGTGTAAATGTTGTTGCACCATCCCCGTCACCAAACTTCATGGCGTGAGCCATAGGGTCAGCGTCTTTGATTGCCTGAACTACAGTCATCCCCGTAGTGACGGCATAATCCCAAAGAAGTTTATCGGTGGCTCTTGATAACTCACCGCCTTTTAAATCAATCCAACCAGGCTTTACGCCAGCACAATGAAAATCGCCTATCATTCCTACCATATTTGCGAGTGCAGCTTTAATCGGAGCTAGGTGCAATTCATTCAACTCAGTCTCAGTGACAAACTCACTGTGTTTAAAAATGACTTGCCCAGCTTCCCCCGAAATAGCGGCCTTTAATGTCACCATGCCGCCAATGCCTTTTGGCAGCGCGACTTTTGGTGTCGAGCACTCGATCACGGATTGATTGTTGCTATCGAGCACATGGATTTGATGCAGGTACTCATCAAAGTGCTGTTCAATGGGCAGGTTTAAGATAAAGGTTAAAACGCCATTGTCATCGTAGTAACTGGTTTCAATGGTGTTTTCATAGAATGAATACAGTGATTCACTTGGCGCGTCATGGGTTAACGCACCAATGAGCCGATACTTGGTTACAGTATTTTTCAGCTCACTGTTTAATATGTCTATCCCGTGCTGAGTCGGAATAGCTTGCAGTGTGCTCATTCGGTGTCTCCTATTTCAAGTTGCCAAGTAATGGCAGTGCGGCACAAGATTTGAGTTTCAGCCTCTATTTCTAACTGTGAGCTCAACTCTGGCTTTATTGTTAAGGCGGTAGCCTGTTCAAATTTGGTTTCGGCTTCCAATGGGTAAAGCCAGTTAAACTCGGTATGAGGTAGTCGGACTTTTTCAAATGCGTTAATGGCTGTGCCATTGTCATAGCTGAAGAGGTCAATCAATATTAGATTGGGCCTTTTCACATCGTCATACACCAAGCCGTTTGAACCCATTGTTCCAAGTAGGCTTTGATAATCTCGAATCTTCCAGCCAAACCCTTGCTCTTCAAACTCCGTTAATAGTGATAATTCAATATCGTCATGGGTTTTCTTAAAGTCTTTCGCTATACCGTTAATGGTATTGGTCAGCTCTGCATTCTCGGTGTCTTGCCAGTAATCGCCTTGAGGAAGTAACCCACGGTACGCATCTGCAAAATCACCTTCGCTGTATTCAATGATTAAGTCGGAGGTGTCCATGTGACGGCTCCTAGTACATGAATCTGGTTATTGTTGATAGCAACTTCACCTACGGGCGATTTGACAATAAAGTTATTGGTCACCGTTGAAATCACTAACACAATTTCGGTGTTGGTGATGGATTCAGGCTTTTTAGTTTCTGGGTCTATCTTGCCCATTTTCCCTTTGACAAAGTTTTCAAGGGCCGTGACCACATCATCACGAATGGCTAGGTCTTCAATGCCTTGAATCTCTATAGCGAGCGGTGCTTTTTCTGGGAGATGAGCAAACGGATGGCAACCAGCGAGTCGGTTAGTTTCGAAGGTCTCTTGAACAAGGTTTACCACTTCACCGCTTAATGTTGGGTCGTTCTCACGTGCGCCAATGTAGACCTCTACCATGCCGCGCTCTGGTGTGTTATCGAGTGCCCAAGCAAAATCAACATCAGAATGAGCCGACACTGCCCACACTTCGTAATCTTCTGACTTGCCGATCAGCTCGTTCTTCTCGAATGCCACGATTACTCGCGCTCGCCAGTGCTCTAGCTCTTCGATATCTGCACCACCTTCAATACCAAGCGATAGGATATTATTAGGGTCGATACCGCTTAGCCCTTCAGTGAGGGTGAGTTTAGCGCCGTTTGGTAAATTGCTTGCTGTCCCTGATTCCAGTGCAATGACGTCTACAGGCACATTGCTGTACTGCTCCTTAGTGGTTTCGTACTCTTTATCACCGTAGATTAGGCGAGCACCTTTGGCGATCACCACGGTTCCACCTAGCTCAGTAAACTGCACTGTACCTTTTGCAAAGGTAGGTAACAGGCGTGGTGTATTGTGGCGATTAGCATGCAGGTATAGCCACGCTTCAGAGCAGGTTTCAGGGTTCAGTTGTCTAAAAAGCAAATCTTGGTAGCCATATTGCCCATAGCTGACGCCAGCAATGGCAGAAGCTATCGCTTTGGTGGCTGGGTTACTTTGTCCTGTTTCTGCCGTCAGGTTGGCTTCAGCACGAGCGATTAAGCTCTCAAGGCTCACTTGTGTACTCATTTATCTACCTTCGATAGTGGAACATCAAATGTGGAGCCGTCCATCAGGGTTATCATGACATTACGGCCCATTTGGTTTGGCTTCTCTCTCCAAACGGTCACTTCAATGGCTTTGGCGTGACCTTGCTGAATTAACCAGGCGAGAGCTTCTTCATAAAAGCGCTTAGCAAGCCTTAAGGTTTCGTCAGTCAATTTGGCTCGTTTGAGAGTCCAATCACGAGAGCCAACAATCTCTATCAGTTCATTGCTCCAAGTACCGCCGCGCTCATTGTTGTCCATTCGTGCGCGATCATTCTTGGTCGACTCGGCGTAGTTGTAGACGCTTTGCAGCACCGCATGAGTCATGCCTTCTTTAGAATCCACCGACTCGGTAAGCGCGTTCAATTTAAAGTGGCTCATGCTTTGTTAGGCTCCCGTGTCGTTTTGATTGCGTTATCGTCTTCATAGTCGTGGTCGTGCGTCTCGACTTTAACGCCGCCGAACGTACCAGACTGACCACCGACAGAGCCTGCAACTTCTGCATTCTTCGCCACACTCAGGTTGCCGCCTATATCTACATCATTAGAAAACGTGGTTTTGTCAGCGATCACGTTCACTTGTGGCGCTTTGATAGAGACTTCATTCGCGGCTACAACATCGACCTTACCTTGGGTTGCGTAGACCTTAATTCCTTCCTCGGTTTGATGGATTAAGTTGCCCTTGTCATCGAGCATGGCGACCTCACCGGGCTTTAAGTCGATTTGGTAGCGCTCATCTTCAACATTGACGGTAATACCACGCGCGCTCACACCACCGATAAACAGGTTGTAAGCCTTGGCCTCTGGTAGTGGTCGGCTCATAAAGCCGTAGTTGTGGACGCGCTTAATTCGGTCGTTGGTGCGGCCTGTTGCCGTTCTGATTTGCAACATACCCGTAGAGGCACCTGTCACCGTACCTGTTCCGATCACGTTCTTGATGCGAGCCATTAATCGCTGTTGTTGCTGGCGCTGAGCACTAGACATTGCTTTGCTCCTTAAACGGTCTGACCAACTCAACGGAAGTGCTTGCGGAGCTTTCGGACACCGATAGGCCAAGTGACTTAATCACCAGCATTTCACTAAAACTCTGCTCTTTGTCGATCACTCGAATTACTCGGTTTAATCCATCAATCGCAAGCTGAGGAAATATATCTGCGACAGACGTTGAAGCGGTCAGGCTTTCCGCTATCGCTAAGTTGCGTTCATATTTGGCGCGAGACAAACACGCCGCGCTGCTTTGTAGTTGGTCACAAGTGATCACCATAGTGCGCGAGCTATCAATGCTTGGGTTAGTGACTTGAGCGCTGGCATCATCCCACTGGCCCTGCACATCAATGGTATGAAACTGCTTATTGAAGGAGCGTTTTATCTTCAAGCTGTCTATGTTGTTGCCTGTTTCAAGGCCAACATTGTTAATCGTTGCATGCGCTGTGTTCTCAATAGTCAGTACACCATTTCGCTCGATGAGCATGTAGCCTTGTTCACGGATGAGCTGAGCAACATTTTCAACCGGAGACTCGGCGTTAATCTGAAACTCTTCAATCTTCGGCATGCGTTTAACTAGGCTCTTGACCCCTAAACCAAATGGCTTTGCCAGTTTTCTAAGCAGTTCTTCAACATTGAGGTTATAAAGCGCATCCATAGTGATGCGCGAGTCAATCATGTTGGCGCTCTTGGAGCGTCCTACTATTGGCATAGTTAAAGAGCTTGCGCCTGTCTCGTTTTCGGCCCCATCTATCTGACCGATTAAGATGGATTGGTCATTGAGGAAGAACTCTACCGACAACGGGCGAGCAATGTTCATGGGTTCAATTGAGCAGTTGAATGTGTGGGCCAATTGCTCTGTTGAGTAGTTCAAATTGGCTTGGTAGAAAGTATGCTGCTTTCCGTCAATGTACATCGTGAGTTGATTCATCGTGCATCCCTTACCGCGATATCACCACGGATAAATAAAGGGTGCTGAAGTGCATTCATTTTGGTAATGACGTTCTCATTGGTGTACTCGTCATGGGCAATGGTTAGCGCCGACTTAAAGTGAGGTGATTGCACAGTTCTGTGCGCTTTGGTTCCCTCTGCTACTTTGTCGTGCTGAGTCTGCACATTGCTTTTTAGTGACGTGAGTGCGTCATAGAGCTCTATGCTTTCTTGCGTAGAAACTTGAGTGGTTTCCTTGATGCGTTCATCAACGCTGACAATTAGAGTTGAGAGATCACTTTGAATAGTCTCTGGTTGCTTTTGGGCTAGGGTGATCTCAAAGCTGTCATTGGCTTCTAGGTCAGTCACGTCTTTACTCATCTTCACCGCCCCCGTCACCATCTGTACGTTGTGGTGTTTGGTTGGGCTATCGGTTTTTACTTCGCCAAGCATCAAAGCTTGAGCACTGCGTGAGTTATCGACGGCTTCACTCTCGGAAGCTGGCTCTGATTGAACCCCTTCAGACACAGTATCGACAGCGCTAGAAAACAGGTCAGCGAACTCGGCAGGGTTAGTGCTCAAACTGCTCACGGCAGAGAAGGCTTCATTTATCGCTAGGTTAATATCTTGCAACGAATCATCGGCTAGGTTCAGACGGTTAGTAATATCAACCAACACATTGAGCGCACTGGTTGCGTTGTTTTGTACTTCGTTGATTTGAGACACATCCAGCCCTTTCACCTCTTCAACAAATGACTTCTTAGAAAGGCTTTCGGCTATGCCAGCTTGCGCTTTGGTGCGTACTGTTGTTGTTGCCGTGATAGAAGGCGAAGTACCAGAGCGCACGAACTTAAGACTTAGTGTTACTAAACCTTTCTTCGTGCTGATGCTTAGCGAGTGGTCTTCAAATACTAGTGGTAGTTCACCTAACGAAGGGTGCTCAAGTTCTCCTTGTGGGTTCGCTTCAAGGTTATCAATGAGTGCATTCGCATCAGCAAGCGAACTCGCACCCACGAACACAACTTCAAAGGTGAAGGCTCGGGCTTTCGTGCCCATGACTTTTATGTGTGGTAGGCCAGCGTATGGGATTTCACTCACTTGCAAACGCTTACCACCATCAAAGGAGGTAGACAGGATATTGAGCTTAAGCCCATTCCATCTAGCGTGCTCGTGTTGTCGTTCCCACATGAGAAAACCCACCAATAGAAGAAAAAAGGAAATAGGTAGCGATTGGAAATTTTAGGACGGGTTAGGGCGCTCAGCGCTCGTTCGGACTCACCCACCCCTCCACACCAAAATTCCACACTGCAATTATGCGATCTTAGAACCGCATTTCTTTTCGGTAGTTGTATTGGAACACAGCCCCCGATGTATCTACATCGAGGGCTGTTTTAGATAGCGGATTTAGAGATCATCCGAGATCGTTTTTGTACGCTAACTTGTTGTATTCGATACCTTCAATAATTGCTCATATTGTTGTTGAAAAAAATCGTCATTAGGTTCGATTGTTAAGCATTTTTTTAAATATTCCGATGCTTCAGCGTTTCGACCAAGCTTAAGCAGGAAATCTGCGTAATTCCCTAGCTGATGAGTGCTGTTAGGGTCAATATTGATCGCTTTTTTGTAATATTGCTCAGCTTCCTCATCCCTATCTAGTTTGTCGAGTAAGTCAGCATAATTTCCAAGATGAACGATACTGTAAGGAGAGTCTTCTAGTGCTTTTTTGTAATATTGCTCAGCTTCCTCATCCCTATCTAGTTTTTCTAGTATGTTAGCGTAATTCCCAATATAGTCGCTATTTCCAGGGTCAAGTTCTATTGCCGCTTTGCCAGATTTTTCTGATTCTTCGTAACGCTCGAGCTTATAGAGTAAGACAGCGTATTTAGCCAGAACATCTGGGTTTTCTGGGGCTATATCTAGTGCTTTCTTGAAAAGCAATTCGGCTTCATTGCCTCTATCTATACCTTCTAAAAATTGAGCATAGTTACCTAATATGCTGGCATTGTCAGGGGCAATTTCTAACGTTTGTTCGAACAATTGTTCTGCTTCATCATTTCTGTCTAGTTCATGGAGAAAGAGAGCGTAGTTTCCAAGGTAGATAGGACTATTGGGGTCGATACCTAGTGCTTTTTTGTAATATTGTTCTGCTTCTTTATGTTTCTCTAGCTGATGAAGTATAATGGCGAAGCTATTCATTATTTGAGTAGATTTAGGTTCGGCAATAACGGCCTTACGGTAAACTTCTTCTTGTTCGATGTATGTTTCTTTACCCTTGGCTTCCAAGATCCAGTCCAACCAACTTTTCTTTTCGTCGGAACTTGGTTCTCTCAACTTTTCTCTTACTTCTTTTGGACTTTCTTGATAAACCTTTTGAATGTTTTCATCTAAAGTATCGAGCATTCTTTTAGTATGTTCGGACACAGAGTGATGCTGTTGTTGCCTCTCATACCCCCACGTAGAACCAATCTTAAACATAAGTTGATCAAAACCAGGGGTAGGGACTAGTATCCCCTTATGTTTTAGCATTAATTCTTTAATATCCCCGTTTGGTTTGTCACCTTTTTCGTAATAACACCAAAATGGACGGCCGCTAATGTCGTTAGTTTCGAGGTTTTTTAGGAAGTTCATCAAGCTACCATCATTACCACCATAACCAATAAAGACGGGGGTATAGAAACTGAATATATTTTTCAATGCATCTACCCAATCAGATTTTAACTCCCCAACACCGTGCTCGTCATTAATTGGGTCTGTGAATAGATCTCGGTGGATTTTTGCAATCATAGGGCGACGCGACATAGGCTTTAGGTAGCTTGCCAAGCTTTCATGCCCTATAACTAGCGGTGTTTTACCGCCATAGATATACATAGAGTCAGCTACTAGGTTGTCAAAGTTGGTAGTTACTACCATGTTGTGGCGATCCTGAGCGAGCACCCAAGCTAGCACTGCATAACCAAAACTAGGACTCCCTTGATCAATTGCTTTTTCTAATTCAGCGTATCCAGACTCATGATCTCCATTAAAGCAAAAACTGAATATTTGTGGATAATGAGCAGCTAAATTATTTGCGTCCCAGCCATCTATCTGTAATGGGTTGCTTTGCAACCAATTATCATACTCACCTCCATTGTTACTACGACGAAAGATAATCTTCATCCATTCCTTGGCAAGAGAAGCAGCACCTTTAACATTAGACTCAATAGAAGCACCTGCACCTAATATGAATACAAAACGGCGGTCAGGCATAGTTTCGTGAATACGTTTAAGTTCATCTAAAAAACCGGTCAGTGACCACTTTTGTTCATTATCCATATATATTCTTAATGTTGTATTGACCTAGTGTTCTGTAATCTATAGATAAAAAAAACTATACACAATTGAAAAATCGAGATTTTCTCACTTTTTAGATGTGCCATACTATTACATCAACTTATTCAATTCATCATTCACACTCTGTACGCCTTCACTAACTTCCTATCCATTTGGTTCAGCTTGCGCACGGCCAATGAAACGCGCTTGCTTGATACACCAGTTCTTAGTGAAGCCAGCTCGTAAGAATAACCAGACTCGAACACCAGTTTCACTGCTTTACGAGTTTGTTCTGGCATCTCTCTTTTTGAGGTCACTTCAAGCAGAACATCAAGGCGCTTTTTAGTAATAAGGTTCATTTATTCAAAATATCCGTAGTCTAGACTTCTGGTTTAAGTGTTTGGCTGTTCAGCTTCAAAGATATCGATTTGGTTCACATCACCTTTACACAGCTCGGGCTGCAGTTTTGAGCTTGGCTTTTGACCTGTCGGTTCAATGAAATGCGAGAACGATGTATGCGCTACAAACACTTTTCCGCAATTCAGGTTTAAACATTGGCAGTAAAGCTCTCGCGTTTCTGAACTGATGGAGCGCGAGGTCGCAATACGAGTTTTGCTTTCACATTTTGGGCATGTCACTAGCATTATTGTAATCTCCCTTCTAAATAATCCGCTTTGGCACTTTGCCAATAACTCACTTCATCCTCATCGGGTTCTTCGGGTATGTAAGGTTCGTCAAGAACCGAACGCCAATAAGCCCGCCGTTCTAAGAAGTGGTGATATTGCGCTTGATAAGTTTCATCTGCTTCTTGCTTTAAATCGCTACAATCGATATCACGACAAGTCATCGACCAACCTCTAGCCCCAGCTGCCCACATCAAGAATTTATCCATTCGTTCTTTGGCTTCGTCGCCGTCAAAAGTTATCGAGAACCGGTTGCCACTAGAAGCATGCATTTGTCGTGACTTCATTTCTTGCGTGGTTTTCTTAGCCGCATGTTCTAAACGAATAATCCGTGACTGCAGTTTTTTTAGGTGATTTTCAGGCTTGCCTTGTTGCTTGGCGATACTCGATGCTTTCACGGTTTGAGCTTTTTGTTTATTGATTCGTGAGATTGTTCGCTGCAAAGGCTTTTTCCACTGTTCAAGCTTGTAGCCCAACTCTCGAATCACAGCCGTAATATTGTCGGCTTCAAACGAGGCAAGGGTTTCCCAACTTGGTGCGCGTGAGACTCTCGCTATGCTATAACGATTCCCCTTAATTAAACCTTGGTCAGCGTTATTGCCTTTGGCCGCATAGCCCACCGCTTTGATAAGATAAGTGCTGGCTGCTTTTGGCTGTCTAATTCTTTCAATGTGAGCCATGCCATGACCCCATAGGGACTCCAAACGTTTAGCCCAGTCTTTGAAATGTTTTTTATCGACTGTCCATTTCAACAACAGGTGAACGTGTGGGTTGGGTTCGCCATCTTCATTCATTGGGCTTTCTGCTACCCACATATAATGGAAATCAGCTTTCTCTCTATCAGGGCCAAAGGGTGAAGGCTTCGCTTTGAATTGCCCTGGAACGTAGTCATCGTCCTCAGTGTACCAACCTCGGTGGAACATCTTTTTGCTGCCATCGAGAAAGCGGGAAGTTTCGCGTCCAACACTGGTGTCGAGTGGTTTAATGATTTTGAATGGTTGTTTGGGTAACTGTGTATACAGGCCGTCTTTGCCAGGAATAAGCTCACCGGTATCTCGTTCAAACTCTACTGGAGTAAATGGGCCGTCAGCGTCGATACCTTCGTCCATTGCGCCAAAAATGGCGTGACGTTGTGACGGTGTAAAAGTCAAAGTCAGAAATGTCGTAAACCCTTCGTGACATTGAGCAACATACGCACCACTCTCGAACATGTTAGAAACGCTCTTTGGTGTTAGCTTTTCCGTATAACGGGTACCCGAATTAGCCTCGGGTGCATTTCCTGCAGGCGTCTGGGTAACAATTTGAGCGCGCATTTGCCCAGACCAGTCTCGCTTTTGCAGTTGAAGAGAGATAGGGGAGAGCTTCCTCTCGAAAGGGGGCCTTTTCTCATGCTTCAGTGGCAAAACTCGCGCGGTATTTCGCTCTGTACTTGCGTACAAAGCATCAAAGCTTTCATGGCCCATTCGGCTATCAAGCTCTGTCTTGGTGCCAATAGGCTGCCCCATGACCTTCACACGCTTATTGATTCGAGCCAATTTTAAGCGCTTTTTCTCGTGTCGGACTTTTGCGCCCTTGGACAAGCCTAGTGTCTCCGGCCTTTCGGCCGCCGCTTCGCGGTCGGGTTTGGAGTCTGAATTTAGCCTTTTGAAATGTTCAGTTGCCAACTTAACATCTGTTACATGCTTTGATTTTTGATTAAAAACACGGTCGTAAACAGGAAGAGATTTGACTACGCCAGAATCGAGTAATTGTTGTTCGTATTCTGTGTAGTGAGGAATTTTAGAACCTAAAAAACCAGCTTCATAGCTGGCATTAGCAAATTTAACTTCATCAATAGGCCGGACAGCTCCGGCCACATGGTACAGAGTTTCAATCTTCATCGTTTATTGCTTCACATCCCATAGATTCGCATTACTTACCGAGTCCCAAGGTTCAGCGCACCCGTTTTCACTACACACATAATTCATTGGCTGAGAGTTGCCCTTAACACGCTTTTTAATGCCGTGTTTTTCGCGCAACTTCGACACTAAAAAGCGCGCTCGCTCTCGTTTCTTTGGATCTGGGTTCTCCATTCCCGCCATATCAGGGCAGGGCTTATGTATTGGAGAAGAGATAGGCAAATCAGCCGTCGATTTAGCCGGTCTAAAAGTAACGTCCCTCATAATTCGCTAAACTCCTGTGTATCCATAATCATGTGGCCGCCAGTGTGATTACCTCTGATGATCACGCCGTTCATAACGTGCTGGCAGTTGAAGTGCTCACAAGCCGCCTCGATTGCTGGCTCTGGTGAATCAAACTCACCGATAAAAAGATTCTTAACTTCGCTAGTTTCATCAGCACGAACCACGCCGCCACCGCTGTTCAGTGCAACCGCTACGTATTGCATGGTTCTTTCTCCATTCCGAGTTTCTCCTTGGCAAGCTCAAGGAAATTGGCAACCTGAGCTTGGTTTTGAGCGAAGTCTTCGACCTTATACAAAGGGAAGTACATAGAAGCTCCCCATCCGTCAGGGCCTGCTAAATAGGCTTGAGCCGCTTTCACGCCTTCTACATATCCAGCTTCGTAGACATAAATCTTGTCTTCACCTGAAGTGATGGTTTTGAGTAGAGTTTTCATAATTACACCCCGTAATTAAGTAAGACCTGGTAAAGGCGCACCGTTGGCTAACAAGTCCACACCCATACATAAAAAAGGGTGAGCACCACTTGTGCGGTCTTCTAGGTCGTTAATGAGCAGCACTAAGTTGCTAATACCAGCTTGTGCCGTTTTGATAATTGAGTTTCGAGTTGAGCGAGGCAGAACTCTTTGGCCTGCCGTGTCTAACGCGAGCTGAGAGATTTCTCCAGCAAGCACAGAGTTGTCTAGAGCACGTTTAATAAACGTTTCTCTTTCACCTTCAGGAATATGAGCGGTCACTAGCTCTAACTGGCGAAGTACAACTTCTAAAATTATGTAGTCATCCGTAGCTTTAGAAATTGCCATCATTTCAGGTAAAGAAAGTACGTGCGGCTGCTCGGTATTCAGCTTGTTACGCAACATGTTTGAACGAAGGCCACAGGCTTTGGCTATGTCAGTTAACTCGTTACGGTGTCGTGCTCGAAACAAGCTGCATGCTTCGTTGTACTGTTTTTGTACATCCGCTAAGAAGACGCACATTGTCTGGTTCACTTCCATGTCTGATACTCACTATGAAACATAAGAAAAGTGTTTAGCTTCGAAGGTGGTTTTAATGACGATGAAACTTTCCGTAGATGGATTCCATCCTTGCTCGCTCTTCCTCATGTTTTCTTACAACGTAATCAGCAAGGTCGTTAACTCGAATCAATAACGGAACTTTTGTACCTTTGTTAGCTTCACTTTCTTCATGAAGACGAAAGGCTGGGATAGGGAATTCATGGTTGCTAACCTTGGCTTTAGCCGTCGCATACTTCATTCCAAAAAATGATTCTGAAACTTCGCTTAATTGGACAATCGGCTTACCAAACATTGCTTGAAGCCCGTAGTGAATATCCATGCTCATATAGTTATCCTCATTCTCACTACAGCACTGACGTGATATAGTTCTTAGTTGATTGGTGTTTATCCTTGTTCTTTACTAATATGATAGATAAACATCTTGTTTGTTCGTGTTTATGTAAATGGTGCGCTCAGATAGTGACTATGTCAAGTGATTATCAGTGTTTATTGGTGTTTGTGTGAAAGAGTGGTTTCTAAGTTCGGATTTAGTGGGTTTGGATGGAATGCCTAAGTCAGTGACTGGTGTCTCCCAAAAAGGTAGACGTAACAATTGGTTATCAAGACAGAGTGCTACTTCTAGCAAAGTATTTGAATATCATATTTCTAATTTCCACCCAGATGTAAAAAAACAACTGATTGAGAAATACGTCACGGATCTTGATGAAGCGGAATATCTATTAACTGCATCAGCACCTAGCGTAACTTCGACGTCAGTAGAGCAAGTTGATATTGGTAGCAGCCAAACTAGCCAGCAGGTTGCTAGCCGAGCCTCTTGTAATACCGATGGCAATGTCACAGAGATTTCGAATGTTAGGTCTGTGAAAGCCACTTCTCATATAGGCGATATGTGCGCTGTACCCGTGTACAACGTTTATGCCTCTTGTGGGTTTGGTGCTCAAAACGATACCGAATACCAACTTAGAACTGAATTCTTACCTTGCTTATGGTTAAGGCGTTTCGGCCTGACAGAAGAAGATGCACGTATCATCATTTGCCACGGTGACTCAATGGAAGACACTTTGAGTGACGGCGATGAAGTATTAGTCGATACCCGAGAACTCGATCACCCCGTAAAACACGGTGTCTATGTTGTTCGCATTGGTAAGCACATTTATATAAAGCGTCTGAAGTACGACATCATGGCCGAGGGCTATAACGTCATCTCAGATAACAAAGAAGAATATGATTCGTTTATCGTGAATGAGGAGAAACTCGACGAGTTCGCGGTAATCGGGAAAGTTGTTACCACCGTCATGAAGGCGGTGATTTAGAAAAGCAAAGGCGACCTCAGGGTCGTCTTTTTTGTATGTAATGTAGCCTGCAGAAGTGGGATAATTGAACTTGTTTATAAGTTTAATTAAAACAGTGAGTTATGCCGCTATGTATTTTCCTTAGAATTAAGTTTTAATGATACAATAGCTAAAAATTTCTGCAGAATACTATAATGAACGCCCTTACTTCACATAACGCAGCGATGCGTAAGTTACTCCTCTCTCCTGATAAAGAACAGTTCCGCGGATTAGTGGATTTAGATAATATTGATTTGGTATTGAGAGAGTTACTGACGATTGAAGAAATGCGTGAGGCGGGTAGCTTTTTTACAGGTCAAAAATTGGCTACAAAAGCTGTAGCTTTATTACCAGTTATCACTTCTCGTTCTGTTGTCTTGGATCCAACATGTGGTGCTGGCAATCTATTAATCGAAGCATCAAGGGCCCTTGGTGTTGAATCTTCACTATCAACAACTTTGTTAGCCTGGGGAAAAGTCCTTTGGGGCTTTGATCTTCACGCCCACTTTATTGAAGCGACTAAACTTAGAATTGTCGTCGAAGCTTTGAATCGTGGTGTTGAGCAAGACTGTGACTTAGATGAGGCATTTGAGCTACTCCCAAATATTCTCGTTAAAGATGCTTTGAGTGCAGAGAAACTAGAGCTTGAAAAAATAAGTCATGTGCTGATGAACCCTCCTTTTACTATTTGGCCATCGCCTAAAGAAAACTATTGGAAAGAGGGAAAGGTCAATGCCGCTGGTATTGTATTTGATCATTATCTTAGACTTTTACCAGAAGACTGCAGTATTAGTGCGATTTTGCCAGATGTTCTTCGCTCGGGTAGTCGGTATGATGAGTTTAGGTCATTTACTTCTCAATCAATGAGCGCAACAGTAGATGTTTGGGGGCGTTTTAACCGTAAAACAGACGTGGATGTCTTCTTGCTTTCAGGAAAAATTAAGACAGCAGCCAATCCCATTAAATGGCATAACGCTGAGCAGAACTCCGTATGCATTTCTGATTATTTTGACGTTCGGACAGGCCCATTAGTTGCCTATCGTGACCCAGAAGATGGGCCTGAGTATCCATACTTTTACCCTAAAATATGCCCTCAATGGGGGGTTATTCGTGAAGCCGTTGAGATGAGGCGTTTTACGGGTAAAGTTCTAACCCCTCCATTTGTAGTAATCAAAAGAACATCTAGCCCATCAGATAGAAATCGTGCATCAGCGACATTAATAAATCTTCGTGAACCGGTAGCAATAGAGAATCATATGATTGTTGTTAAACCTAAGGATGGGAAGTTGAAAGCTTGTAAGAAACTTATGCAGGTATTACAAACTAAAAAAACTAATAATTTTTTAAATGAACGCATTCGATTACGACACTTAACCGTCGGTGTTATAAAAGATATCCCATTTGTAGAGGAAGAGTAATGGCTCGTAGACACTTAGGTAAAAAACCGTTTGATATGTCGGCTCGTGTACCGATGCAACTTGGTCGAGAAAGCATTTCAAGCTCAACTGTTGCTGTCTCTGAATTAATCAAAAATGGGTATGATGCTGATGCGGAAGATGTTCATGTGGAGTTTCATTTAAGGGATAACCCTGCGCTTTCTACACTTGTACTCAGAGATGATGGTAACGGTATGGATGCAGAAACTATCTACGACCACTGGCTGAAAATAGGAACGGATTTCAAAAATGGTCTTGAGTTGTCTGTAACCAAAAAACGTATTCTTACTGGAGCAAAAGGTCTAGGTCGCTTAGGTTTAGATAGATTAAGCAAGAAGGTTATTCTTTACACAAAGAAGAAAGGCAGTAACACAGTTACCCAGCTGGTCGTTGATTGGCGTAAATATGAAGGTACTAACGCTTCTATTTCAGAGATTCAACATGATATTTATGAGCAGGATCTACCTTTAATAGGTAAGTATGGAGATATTTTTACGTCTAGAGATGACTCTGGGACATATATGGTTCTGATTGGCTTGAAAGACTGTTGGACTCCTAGTTTTATTGAGGACTTGAAACAAGAGCTTAGATTATTAATCTCTCCTTATAGAAAAGCGAATGACTTTTCTATAACACTCCACCGAGCAGTGAATAATACTAAGTCTTATTCAGAAGTCGTTGATACTCAAGAGCTCTTAAAAGCTGCTAGTTGGGAGGTCAGAGCTGAGGTAGATACTAGTCATAGAGTTTTACTCAACTTTAAAAATAACGTTACTGGTGAAGAAGTTAAGCAGTTACCTACACCATGGAAAGATTGGATCTCAAAACAAGGGGATAAACCATTATTTGGACCTCTAGAGTTCGAATTCCATTATATGGTGAAGAAAAAAGAGTTTCTCTCAAAAGTCGATATGACGACCCGAAACTGGGAGAAATTTATGGCTTTGAACCGGGGGGTTCGTATTTACAGAGATGACTTTAGAGTCAGACCATATGGTGAGCCTACGGGTAAAGGTGATTGGCTAGATATAGGTTTTCGTAAGTCGCAAAGCCCTGGAGGTATAAGGCAGGGTGGTTGGCGAGTTGGACCGAGTCAAATCATTGGTGCAGTTAGTATATCAAAAACAACTAATGCTATTTTGAACGACCAAGCAAACCGTGAAGGGATTGTTGAAAATGAAGCTTACCTGCAACTACGCACGTTTGTGCTTAAAGTCATTTCTGCATTTGAAACTATAGCTACTAAAGCTGCGCAAGATGAGGATGGGATAAATTTAGCACAAGAGCTAGAAAAAGCGGTTAAGGAAAGAGATTCAGATCTCGACAAAGCTATTGGTGAAGTTAAAGCTTTTACTAAAAAAGTTAAAAAGAATAAAAAGAAAACACCTCCAGCACAGTTGGTTAATCAAAAACTTAGAGATCTCGAACGTGCGAAGCAGGCGCATCAAAAAGCTTTGGACGACTATTCTCAATATATGGAAAAAGAGCGAAAGAAGCTTGAAGAGCAGAAAGACACCCTTTCAAACCTCGCTTCTTTAGGGGTCCTGACTGTTAGCTTTGGGCATGAAATTCGTACGCATTCAGCTCTAGCCTTAACAAATGCGAAGCTGTTGACCAAAGTAGTAAGAAAAGCTGAACGTAATGGAGATACAGTTGATTATGATCAATTGGTTGCTCTAACGTCTCGTATGGTAACAGGCGCTCAATATGTTGACACATTTTCACAATTAGCCATCAATAATATTAAACCAGATAAAAGAAAACGGAAAAAAGTGCCCGTACCTGATGTGTTTAGATGTATTTTTGGAATGATGTCCGCATCCTTTAAAAAAATGGGAATTGAGTGGAGCTTTGAATTTATAAAAATTCAAGAAGAAGATTTTAATGTTCGCTCGTTCGTAATTGATTGGGAAAGCATCGCTATTAACTTAATCACCAATTCAACTTGGGCGCTAGAAGATACGCCGAGGAAAGATAGACAAATCAAAGTGATTTTTGAAAGGCTTGGCGGTAACCGTCTTAAACTTAGCTTTTTAGACTCAGGTTGTGGATTAGAATCAGGTCAAGAAGATACGATTTTCTTACCAATGCATAGTAGGAAGGTTGATAATAAAGGTAACTCGATTGGTACAGGTATGGGGTTGTCCATTATAAAAGGCCAAGTCGAGGAGCATATGTCCTCAGGAACTGTCTCAGCTAAGCAATACTCAGACTTAGGTGGAGCAGGTTTTTATATTGAAGTATTACAGGATACAAAATGAACACTATTGTATTTATAGACGATGACAAAGATATTCGAGATACATATAAGCTATCGATGGAGTTTATGTTTGAGGATGAATTTGACATTGTTTGCCTAGATGTAGAAACCACTTTACGGGAGATGATGACGGTTTTAGACGGAATTACCGGTAAAGTTTCTTATTTTGTAGACGAGAACCTTAAACACACTGGTAATGCAACTTATAGTGGAATTGAACTCATTGAAGAAGTTCGAAAAATTGATTCTAAAATCCCGATCTATATTCTTACCAGTACTGCAGATGAAATTGATCAGTATCTTGGAGATATTGAGTTTGTAATAGATAAAAATGATTGGGAGTCTGAAGAAGACGAAGATAATCTCAAACAACGTTTTCTTCGTCAGATTCATATTTATAAAGATATTAAATCAGAACAAGCAAAACGGTTTGACGAACTATTTGAAAAGTCACTTTTTTCTACGTTGAATGATAGTGAGTTAGAAGAGTTTGACATATTAAACCTAGGCCGTAGTAAAAAACTCGTTGATGAAAGGCTTATAAGTGAAAGCTCTCTTGCGGAGCTAAATGCAGCCTCTGATGAACTTAACGCAATCTATGCGGAGTTAACAAAAGATGATGAGTAGCTTGTATTTTCCATCGTTAAAACGGCAAAGTATTCAAGGTTACTATAAGACTGAAGGTGAGTTTTACCGTACTTATAATTGCCAGAAGAATTATGACAATATAGCTAAGGATTGCCAGTATAGGTGTGTGTATTGTGATGTTCACTTGGATGAGTGTGGTGGTGAAAAGTTTTCTCTGGATCATTTTAGGCCACAGAATGTTTTTGGAACAAAGTTCGATGGAATACTGAAAATTCACCCCTTTAATCTTCACTTATCTTGTCAAAAGTGCAATGTCTTAAAGTCGGATGATTGGCAAGGTTGTTTACAAACTCAGGATGGACCCACCTTTCTATCTAAGAAAGGATATATTGACCGATTTGAAGTTGATGTTACTAGTTATCTAAAAGTTGATAATGATGGACGTTTACAGTGTGTAGACCCAAACGGACCAGCAAGATATATGATCGGTAAATTGCTTTTGAACCGAACAAATCGGGTCTACACTAGAAAGCTCCGTGAAGTAACTATTAAAGCTGATAGAGTCAAGTTGATGCTGTCATCTAGACAAAGAAAAGTAATGAATGATTGGGAGTCCGGTGATTTAACACCAGAACAGGCTAAACAACAGTTTAAATTATTGACAGAATTATTTGAGCGGTATACCAATTTGAAAACTGTTTCAATTCACTCTTAAGTAATTGGACAAAGCCGCTTTTTAGCGGCTTTTTTCATATCTTACGTTCGTGTAACTTATGCGGGAACAGTTGGGTATATACCTGCCATAATGTGTTTAGGTTTCTATGGCCAGTTACTTGAGCAACTTCTTCAATGGTAAAGCCTTTCTCGAACAAGCGGCTTGCACCTTCACGGCGTAGGTCATGATAGCGTAGGTTATCAATCCCAACCTTTTGACACACTTCAACAAAGCCTCGACCAACTGAGCGTGGGTTGTAAGGAAATATCAACTCTCCTTTACGCTCTTGCTTCATTACAATATCGAATGCTTCCCCAAGCAGAGGAACGACCATATGGTTGCCTTCTTTCTTACGTGGGTCTTTTCGGTCACGTACGATCACTGTTCTAAGTTCTTCGTTTAAGTCTTCCCATCGAATACCACACACTTCACTTACTCTCATACAGCTCAGGATGCTGAAGTCTAGAAGCATGGAGTAGGGGATTTTATTTTCTCTGCGCTGCTCGCGTTCTTCTAGTGCTTCTTTTAACAGGTCAATTTCATCGGGAGTAGGGCGCCTTGTTCGTTTCTCTGATTTACCGATGAGCTTCATTTCATACAGAATGGGTGTTGCTTCTAAGAATGTGTTCACGTTCGCGGCAACGTTGAATACAGGTTTAGCTCGTTTGAATACTGAACGTAAAAAGTAGATGTCGGAATAGACGGTAGAGGGCTTGGTTCCCGTACTGCATCTATTCTGGCAGTGCTCAATCAAGTCTTTAGTGGTTAGCTCATCGGAATAGATTTTTGCTATGTCACAATCACGGAGCATTTTTAATACGGTTTGTTTAGATCGGCCAGTATTGTCCCAGAGATTTTTGTTTTCAATGTACATGTCTAGAAGCTGACCAATGGGTACAGAACGGTCTTGAGTTTCACCTTCTTCTATCTTTCGTACTTCATTTTTTGCCCAGGCAGTAGCGAGCGTTTTCTTCTTATGAGTTTTAGAAAAACGTTGAGCAATTTTGCTTCGATGTTTCACCGTAATAGTGGCTTTGTAGCGAGAATCACCGCTAGCTAGAGTTCGCTTTTCAATACTATAAGATGCCAT